TTTTTTTTTTTTTTTTTTTTTTTTTTTTTTTTTGTATGCGAGAAAATAGAACACGATCTGGCCCGCCACAGCCAGCAAAAGCACCGGAACGCGTGTGCAATCGTGTGAATCTAACACTACAAGAAAAACAAAATCTATTGATTATTTATGCACTACAATGCTTACTCTCAACATGGAAACTTAAAATCAAATAAATCTAGTCTTACCTCATGATTAAAACCACTAAACTAAATGATCACAATTTTAGTGATTAAAAAAAAGATTAAAGAAAAATCAAAATCAAAGAAACAATCAATCAAAAATAGACAGACAAAGTCTAGATATGATGTGCTTAAATTTCGGGGGATAGATTTTGAATTTATCCAATTTGGTCTTAATCTCAGTTAAGAAGCCGTTGTAGGTCTCCTCACCGTGCATAGCAACTTCCATCAAAGCAGAATCCAATTGTTGTTTAAAAGAAGAGTATGATTTACACCACATTAAATGTTGCTTCACGGTGTCCAAATCAAGAGCACCAACCCTATAATTGGTGCCAGGAAATTTTCTGGTGACTCTTTTGAGAAAAGAAACTTGTTCTCTATCTTTCACTTTAAACTCATCTCCTTTGTCACCAGGAGTGACCTCCATTCCGTAATGGAGTTCAACAAGGGTTTTGAAACGATCACAATCCAGAGGAGCAGTGGAACTTATAATCAAATCATCACCATAAACAAGAATTTTAAAATCACCCTCAGTACACATATCAGCAATGGTTGAAGAAACTATTAAATTACAAACAGAATTCAACACAGTTGTACAAGGAGATCCAGAAGGCATACCACCAGAGACATTCCATTTTTGGTCAAGAACAAGATGCACAGATTCAACAACAACTGAAAGCATTAATTTAGCCATTTCATCATTTTCAACACAAGCAGATAAAATATCCACAGCATGCAACATTAATTCTCGAGAAAGGGAACCATCAAAAGTCTTGTAATCAAAGTCATAATTATATTTAAATAGACTCTGCTGAATCAATTCCCAATCCTTCCAAGGGTTCATTCCAACAGCCAGGCCAGTTATTATTCCAGGGGTGTCATAAATTGCCTTGTAAAGAGTTCCAAACATCATTTTATGGGCAACCGTGTAATCAAAGTCACAAGCCTCAATGCATCTAGTTTTACCTGATCGAATTTTTTCCAATTTTCTCAATTCATCTTTCAAATGAGCAGTAAAAGTAACTACAGGCATTTGACCCTTAGCCATTTCGTCGAAAATCAATCGGACATCATTTCTCAAAATTGGGTGAATAAATTTATTGGGACGATTAACCAAATCAGTCTTTTTAAGTCCCATTTGAACATATTTGAATCCAGGAGAAGTTTTTAAATCCAAGGCATGTTCATCGCCCTCTTCAAAGCAGGCTTCCTCAATCGATATTCCAGTGTGGGTTCCCAAGACTCTCACAAAACAATCAGTGATTTGAGACTTAAATTTGGCAAAATTTGGAGGTTGAATAAAAACATTTACACGATACTTTTCAGCGGCTTTCTTCAAAACTGGATAAGGTCTCTCTAAGGCAGGGTCTAGTCTGGTGTCAAAGGGACTAAGAACAGCAGGGGCCATAGTAACAGCCCAGGTGTTATAAAGGGGTGATCTTTTAAGAACACTTCTGGTTGGTTGATGAACTTTTAAAGGAGTGTCCTCAATGTGAGTGATCACACCCTGAGATGAAGGCATAGCATTTATAAAAGAGATAGAAGCAGCCATTCCCATTATTCCAGTGCCAGCAATATGTAAGCCATTTATTTTGTAGGCACCACCCACTTTAGAAACAAGTACGCCACCACACATTCCACGAACAGTTTGTCCCACATAGGTTATGGTCCTCACAGTCATGTCACCTTCAAGTGTTTCAATAGAACCAGAATGATGTGCATTAGAAACCGGGTAAGCAAGAAAACCACGAGGAGAGTTCCACAAAATCATAGTATCAGAGCCCAAATCTGAAGAAACAAGTGACCGAATGGATTTAAAGATAAATGGCAACTTTTCAATTGAAATAATAGCAACATCCATTGGACCTTCAGAAATTGTGATTCTTTTAAATTCAGCAGATTCAATTGGTACCTTAAACCCTTTGTATACAAGGTGTGGTTTTTCCATTTTTGACAAAATAAATTGACTGTGGGAATATACAAGTACTTTGTTTTCCCAAAGAGGCAGAACATGAACAATAATTGGGTTTGCTGCGTCCTCAATGTAAGCCAATCTATTAAAGATATGTCCAAATTCATTCAAAAATGGTGCTTGATTGGTAGGCACCTGAATGGTCTCACCTAACTTAAACTTGGAAACAATATTTGAACTCATTGTTGAAGGGTTATAAGGTCTCTCAGATTTCTCATCAGTTCCTCTCTGCCTGGCAACATAAATGATAGCACAAATTAAACCTAGAGCAGAAGAAACAGCAGTAACAAGGGCAAACCATTTCTGATTCTTCTCAACAAAATTTTTCATCCTCTGGAACTTTTCTTTTAACCAAACCCGTATCTTGTCAGAGGCTTTTACGGGTTTAAAGCAAAAATCATTAACATTATCAGCAAAATCAAAAATTTTAAGTTCAGCTTTAAGCAGAAAAGTATTAGCAACATCACACCATTCATCAAAAGACATTTCTCCAGTTTGATTCATCATAAATTTATTCCATGAACGATAGGCATCCCTTTTATGAGTGAGGTCTTCAACCACAGCAGTAGTAAAAGTTTGTAAATCAAAAGAAACCCACTTGTACCCATCAAAGCAAACTTCCCAAACCTCACCTCTTTTCACCTCCTCAACAAATTTAGCAACATCCAATTTACCATTTTTTGCATATTGTTGTTTTGGGCGAATGGAGAAAGTGTATTTGAATCTGCGTTCAAGGGCTTCAGGATCAAGAAGAGTCTTTGAGGAAAAATCTCCCTTATTGGTAGTTGCAATCACAAGGCAAGAATCATAGAAAGTAGACTTCTCCTCCAAGCTAGCCATAGGAACAGGGAAAGGAATAGTGGAAATACACTGACACAACACAGCAAGGTCTGCCTCTTCAGTATTTTGTCCCATATCATCAATGAAGTGGATCTTTTGTCCACAATATCCATCAAAATAAGCAGAACCAATAGGATGAGCGAAAACATCAGCGGATAAATCCCAGCCCATTTCAGCAGAAATTTTCTTCATAATCAAATTTGAGAAGAAACTTTTACCCACTCCGGGAGCACCCTTGATACAAATTCCAATGGGCTCAACCCTAGCAACTTTAGCATTGTAAGGCTTTTGCAATTTTACCCTAAGCAAATTGGAATGAATATACTTAAGTTGGGGCAAAATAGAATTATTTGAAGCATACAGCACAAAGCCATCTTGCAAATGCCCAACCAGAGAAACTAGATAATTATGTAGCTCGTGAAATTTAGGATCTCTCAGATTTGTTGGTTCATGAGCCTTCTTAAGGTGATCATTACAAGTCTGGAAAATATCTGCTATCATATCCAAATTACCTTCAACCCATTTATTAAATTTAACACAAGAGTCAGGTTTAAAAAAAGAGAGCAACCAATTCTTAAACTTGGAAAAGAGAGAAACCCACCATTCAATATTTTTAGCAGAAGTTGTGAAAGTATTAAAATCCTTAAAACCTTGATTCTCCATAGGCTTATCTTCTTCATCTAATAGCAACTTTGCATAACTCATAGTCTCTCTCATCTCCTCAGCTCTCTCCTCATCTGTATCAGACATGCCATCCATCTTTTCAGCGATAGCAGTGCACAAACCCTTAACATCCCCTTCAACAAGACAAGACAAGAGAGCTTTAGCATCGGAGCTCACAACACCAATGGTCTTAACATCCATAAAAATCAAGGCACCCAAAGCAACAGTGTTGAGAAGATTTGGGGCGTGGGCATATAAGCACAGGTAACAGGTCAATCGAGCAACACACATAGCCACAAATTTAACCAGATCAGCTTCCATAACATTGGTGAACATTGAGGAAAACCAAGATGTAGCCTTTTGAATGACACTAGCTTCAGTCTCATCAGGGCTCTGATTGAAGAAAGACATTAGGGTGGTGGCAGAAGTATCTCTCAAAGCAATGGCAGCTAATGAAGCAGTAACTATCATGACACCAAAAAAACCAAGGGCCTTTGATTGTGTCCACTCATGTGTTGGGAATGCTGTTCTAGCCCAAGTTTCACAGTTCTCCAGACAAGAAAATTTATACTTCTTTCCCAATTCAGAATTCATATATTGTTGTACAAAGTAATCCATTGGGTATTCTGATTCAACTTTCCAATTTCCATCATCCATCACTCTAGCAATTTCTACTTCACCTTTAAAAATAGCCTCAAGAAAATTTTCAGACTGCATTTGGAACACGGATTCTCCAATTCGCACCCCATAATGTTTGTATAAACCTCTGTCTTTATACACTAATTGAGCTGGTCCGGGGTTTGATTCAATATCTCCATCCTGAAGCAAAGTCTCAGATCTATGTCCCAATCTTAAATCAAAGAAATTTATTGCAGAATGTAAATATTGTAAAATTGGATTTCTATCAATCACTTCTCTTTCATAATCACCATCAGGGTCCAAAGCAAATCTAGCAGCAATATGTTTAGCCTCTTCCATAGATGGAATAGCATGAGCATCTACAATCTGTGATCTAGTGGTTCCCTTAGAAGGGATAGGAATGGGAAAAGTGAAATTGGGAGCCCTCAAAGAACACCAAAAATCGGGAGCACCAGAACTATTAAAAGATCTACAGAAAACTACACCAAATAAATCAGACCGGTGGGTAACGGTTGACTTCACTGCAGTCATGGTGTAATAGGGTGCACAGAGAGTGGCCATCTGCTTTGGTGGTATGACAACAGCTCCAGAAGAAGATGCCGTGCCAGTAGCAATAGAGAGATTAGTGGTTGTCTGTGAGTGTATTGCTTCAAGATTACCCTCAGTGTTGTTTGCTATATGCACATTAACTTCACCACACCAGTAACCAAACATGGCCATTGCAGCAGCATGAGTATTATTTGGTACACCTATAGTCTTATTTGAGTAGACATCAGTTGATAAAGAAAGATTACCACAATTCCAAGCGCGACCAAAAAATTTGTCCAAATCCATATGATCTGCATAAAACAATTTAACATTCTTGATATCATAATTTAACATTATGGGGTCCTCTTGGTTCTTTATATCATCCAGGGAACCAGCATTTTCAACAGCCCCCAAGCCAGCTTTTTCTGCTAATTGGTCTGATTGTCGATATTCAACTGAATTAGATTCGACACCATCAGGTCCCTGCCATGTAAAATTGTCACCCATTGGAGCTATAAATTGGAAATCATCCCCAGCACGAACATAAACCAAGATATCAACAGTATTAGCAGCAGCACCATTATGTACTAATCTATTCAAAGAAAAAGCAGTCATTCTAAACAAATCAGACCAATCATTGGCAGTTCTTCTCATCCAGGTATCTGATGTAAAAGGGATAGTCAAAGAAACACTAGAATTCAAACCTAAATCCAAAACAGTATAACACAAATTTTGAGCATGCTCAATGTCAAAGGTCTCAGTTCCAGTTGGGTTTATAGCAAATAACAATCTACCTTTATGCATATTTGTAGCCACAACCTGCAATGTAAAAACTAAACTACCCCGCCAAAATGTGTAACTTCGGGACAAAAACCCAATATTTGGAAAATTACCTAGGCCAATGACCTGAGTAAATACTTGAGAACCAGGTCCAGTTGAAGCAGGCCAAGGAAACAAGCACATTGAAGAACTAGAGCTAAATGTATTTGGACAAAGCAAATTATCATTTGGACAAAGCAAATTATCAATTCTAAGAATATCTTTAAAGCTAGTGATTCTTTTCCCTGTACCAGTGACAAATCTATCATAATTTGCTCTTTCACCAGACAAAGCTACACTCTGTGATGCAGTAGTTGAAGATACATTAGACAAATTCATCATGCCAACCCCCTCAGCTATGTCAATTTTTTCTCTAACAAACTTAAATTTAGTGGAGGGGGGTCCCTGACTTCTAAATGGGCGTGGCCCCTGAAAATCCAATTCAATAAAAGAGCCAAAAACAGTGATATCAACCACATTGCTAGTTGTGCCAGTAAATCTCAAGGGAGCTAACCTTGCAACCACCAAATTTCCAAGATCAGCAGAATCGACTGGCACATAATTCTTCTCAGAAACAAATGGTACCAGTAACTCTGCTTGAGTCATAGTTCCTATGTTAATAACTACATGTGGCAAATTGAAAATTGAATTATGCACAATTTTACTAGTATCAATCCTATTTTTCAAATCTTTTGGACAATAAAAAGCAATCAGGGCACCACTTGCTCCCATTGGAGCATTAACTGCAATTTGAAAATGAAAACTAGCCCTCATGTATCTAAAATAGCGAGAGGGACCCCAGGCAGGAAATGAACTGTTTCGAAAAAAAGCAGATGGCAAGTCAAAGGACAGAACGTTTGCAAAAAAAGAATGAGAAGGCAAATACATAGCAGTATTCAGACGCACCATCTTACAGGCATTCTTCTCAGCAGATCCAATGGCATAACCCATTGAATGTGATTTGTCAACTGTACTATAGTATGGATTAAATGGTTGGCCGGGTGAAACAGCTGCCTGCACAATAGCAGCAGCATTATTGGTGACACTAGCTGATAAACGATCAGGAGTTTGTTCTGCTTCCTCTTTCGTTGGATCCTGAAGCAAATTTGTTGCCATCTTGTTAATAAGGTTAGTGACTTCCATCTTATTAACCAAAATGTAAATCCAACACCTGAAAGGATGTAGCAATAAGATAAGAAACAGCTCAAAAAGATCAAATATTCAATATCTATATCATGCACCATAGTAACAGACAAAACAAAGAAACACGCCTTCTGGAAAGTAGTCGGTTCCGCCCCCAACTTACGCATTACGACCATCAAGTTGCTGGATCGCAACCTTAGGCTCAGGGATAAGATTAGCCGCATTCACCAGGGCGGAGGAAACTCCTGTAGCTCAATAGGACCTTCGACACCATTACTAAAAACATCCAGCCCAAAGGGTCCTGTGCCAACGCGGCGACACCCTTATGTTACCATAAGAGGGGTGGTGACGCCCATCACAGGTTTCTGGGATTGGGGTTATCCCGGATCACAAGATGTAGATTTCATAGTGTTGTACTAATCTTCTCGAAGTACAGGAGGGGATAACCGAGTTTCACCCTTAGGGCCGTGAGGCCTTAACAGGATTCATCGGGGGCAAGCAAGAAATGGACTTCAAC